TGTCTCCGCGCGTGGCTCCTGATGCGGTGGCAGGCACAGCAGACAAGGTCGCACTTTGCGATTTCCTCAAGCACCCTCTCCCGCCTGTGGTTCGTCATTTTACCAATACTGGTACGCTTGGTACCTCGGACGTGGTCATATTCCATAGTGTAGGGGTCGAACACATGGCCACAGTCGGCACAAGGGACCCCCTCCTTTAGAGAGTTAATCCAGGCACAAAATCTCTCGCGCCGTTGCCTCTGCTGTTCCGTAGTTTTCTCCCTGTTCTCTTCACGCCATTTCTTTCTTGCAGGCCCCCATAGATGTCCGCGCTCCTTCCATAGGCGCTGTTGGCGTGCCCGGATTTCCTCTCTGAATTCTTCTCTGTAGGCTTTCTGGCATCCCCTTATGCGTTCTTTGTTGGCAGCGTAGTATTCCCGATTCTTGCGCCTCAGGCAGTTACGGCACTGTGCCCCTCCCCGATTCCACTGCCACGGGGGGTACTTCTCCCTAGGCAGTGAAAGACCGCAGCCCTTGCACAAGCGGGTATCTTGGCTGGGGGTCAAAAACTGAGTCTCCACGTCAGACTAATCACCGCCGTACTGGGCTTGGTGACGACGCTGAAGGTAAGGTAATTACACAACAAATCGTAGCCCGTCACGTCGATGGTCGGGTCGTAGGTCGGGTCCGAAGTCCCCGGTCCATTCTCGATGGGGTTTGTCGTGGCTGGGGACAGCGAGTTGGTGAACATCAGGCCCATCTCGTTCCACGGCCCGACCGCCTCGCCCTCCCCGAAGGTCGCGGTGAAGTCCACGATGTGTGTCGGGTAGGCAACGGCTATGCCATCCGCATTCCGGAACTGTGTGGACGAGAAGGCCTTGCGGCCAATCTCGGTCACGAGCCTCCGCTGCTCCTGCTGCGGAGCATCCGGGGAGAGCAGGTTGCCGGGAGCCCCCGTTCCGACCCCTAGCATGATGAGGCCGTTGTTGCGCCCTGCGGTCGGCTCCTGGCTGTCCTTGAACAACCGGGCAGCCAGGATGCTGGCGTCGAGGGTGATGATGTTCTTCAGCTTCCGTTCGAGGAGCAGCTTTCCGCTCCCCGCGTCCCGCATCTCCAAGAAGACCTCGCCCTTCTTGGGGCCACAGCAGAAAGCTTCGGGGAACACCCCTAGATTGACCCCCACCGCCTGCAAGGCATCAGAGGCGCGGGGCATCTTGTCGTGGAAGGTTGGAGGCATGGTTCACCGTACTCCGCCGCGCGGTTCTACTTGGGTGCCAGGATAGGCGCTCTATTGACTAAGGGTTCGCTGCCCGGAGGGTGCGCATCAGGGAGACCCCGCCGGGAAGTGCGGAACCACCCAAGCACACCATACCGAGGGCAGCGTCGTGGGCACCCCCCACGACCGTCGCGGACCCCCCGACAAGAAGAGAGCTTTGGGCGAGGCCGGCCCCGCCTGTGAGCACCCCGGCTTCCCCAGAAGGTGGCGGTGTTGCGTCCGGGAGCACCCCTGTCAGAGCGATGAGGCCGGGGCCGTAGGTCGTAATAACCGGGAGCCACGTTGTGCTAACGACAGGGAGGGACTCAACCAGCACCGCAGGACGGCCCGCAACGGTTACCCCTGAAGAGGCCACATAGGTACCAGAGGCCACATTTGCGTTGATGGCGGCTGCAAGCTGGACGTGCGGCTGGACGAGCACTCCGAAGTCAGTCGGGAGGGCTGGCACTTTGCGGCCCGTCAAGACCACAAAGACCCCCGACACTTCGTCCTCGACGCGGACCTGCACCCCATCGAGGCTGTCCGGGTCCGACGTGAGGAACTCAAAGTAGCCGTGGTCCCGTTCCGGCGTGAGGGAGCCGAGTCCGGCCCAAGGACCGATGTGGGAGTAGTCGCCGGCACCCGTAAACACGAGAAGGGCTGCCCCCATCCCATTCGACGAAGGGGTGCCGTCCGGATTCCATGTCCAGGAAGCCGGGCGCGTCGGAGGCGTGTTGTCCACCCCTGTCCAGTCCCAAATCTCATCAAGGGGGGCCTCGTCGGCCCCGACGGAGTCCGGGCCGAGGGAGCCGATGCTCATCCCCTGAGAGCGGTACGCTGTCACGACTGCACGCAGCCGCATGTACCAGTCGGTTCTCTGGTAGATGCGCCCTTCCCCACGTCCTGCTCGTACACGCCCGGACGGGTAGTTGGGCCACAGGAGCGCAGTCCCGGGCCCCAACGTGCCGCCCAGGGGCTCCTGGCCGATGGGATTGCCGCTCCCGTCCACGACCGGGCCCAGGTAGCTGCCCCCCGAGGCAAAGAGCACATGCCCCGGCATTCCGCCGCCCTGCTCGAACTCCGGCTGCTTGGGTGTCTGGACCTTCTGCCAGAACTTCGTGCCCTTGATGTCGAGAACGTGGGCACCTGTCGGAGACCCTACGGTGTCCCCGGTAGTGACCAAATCCTTACTCGCACCCGCGCCGTCGAGGGGGTCGCCCCCTGCACTTCCCACGGACTCGTCGGAGCGCGTGTAGATGTCGTCACCACCCTCGTCGGAGAAGCCGGAGAAGCCCTGCGGGAGCGTCCCCTCGCAGATAGGAGAGAGCAGTCCTTCTTGGCCGTCGTTGTCCACCTCGATGAACTCAAGAGCCTCGTAGCGGCTTCCGGCCTCGTCCCTAAAAGTTAGGATTTCAGTAGGGCCAATACGTGCAACAGAAGGGTCTCCCGTGGAGCCCCCCGGACCATCGAGCCGCGTTGCCTCGACCTCCTCCCATTCCAGGTCCCCGACCTGGCTTTTGGGCACGGGAGGTGTCCCCTCATTCAGGAGAGTCACGCCGTCGAGGAGCGGCTGGTTCTCCAGGTATGTCGTCGTCGGCTGACCAGGAATGAACAGTACCTCGACGGAGGCGTGTTCCCCCGAGAACTCGTAGTCGTTGCCGTCGCTGTCCCGCCCGAGAGTTAGGACCTGCGAGTCCTCGTCGAACGTGTACTGCAAGTAGGTGTAGATGGTCGCGCCGTCGATGACCTTGTAGATGCTGCTCGCGTACATCTGTGTAGGACGGAGGGATAGCCTGCGGGTGTCGAGGGTCTGCACCGCGACACGCTCATAGGTCACATCCTTAGTGCGCTCGCCACTGGCGATGATGTTGGCCCGGTTGAGCACCATTCCCTGAGGAGCGATGTAGTCCTCGACAGCCACCTTGAATAGCCGGTAGCGCATGTAGTCCCAGCGTTGCTGGGCGATAGAGCGTGAGTCGAAAGAGCCAAAGCCCAGGAATCCGAAAGTCGAAGGAACGCGGGGAAGTACGGGATATTCGACGTTAATCCACCCCGCTGAAGGCTCTGTCGTCTCGTTGATGAAGCCCGAGCCCGGGACCCCCGGGGTCTCGGGCTGGTAATAGGGCGGGAGCGCCATATCGGGACGAAAGACCGTTACCCCCCATGTGGGGGTGCGGAGGATGCGGACCTCCATTGACTGCCGCCAGTCCATGTCCTGCACGACCGGGCCCACCTCGGCGGAGTTGGGAGCATCGGTGGCGTCGGTGCGGGGAATCTCCCAGTTGTCGATGTCGTCCTTGTCGCCGCCCTTCCAAACACCCAGAGTACGATAGGCGTCCACAGGAGCAAGCATCGAGTAGGACAAGGACCTCCACCGGACGCTGCTGCTGGTCTGCAACGAGGTCGCGCCCACGACATTGTGGACGCCCCAAAGACAAGCGGTGCCCCCAGTGCCCCCGGGGAACTGCGTAGCGAGGAGCGTGGGCGACTGGATTTCGTCGTCCAGGAACAGCGAGACCACACCCTGGGACGCCACAAGCCGATAGGTGTGCAGCTCTTCGTCGTCCCAGTCGAAGGTGTAGTCCTGTACGGTTGCCCCGTTGGCGTCGAGCAGCCGTACCCCGCCGTCGATGAGACGGATTTCGGCGTAGTTGTCAGCGGTCCCGAAGTCCGCGCCGATGAAGATGCCCGAGACACCACCGCTGAAGGTCACGGAGTCCACTGCCAGCCGGGCCTCGAAGACCCGGTCCCCGAAGTCCCCGTAGCTCAGGCCGACAGTGTCCAGGACGCCCGAGTACCGGAGAGTTTCTGCGGCGGCTTGTGTGGTCACGAAGTCCGAGATGTGGACCTCGCCCGAGGCCGTCGCGCCCGTCACCTCTGTCCAGTCTTGGGCGGTGGGAGTCAGGATGCCGGAGGCGCTTACCACAGGGAGCTGGATGAGCCGCCTGTAGAGCCGCTGCCCGGGGCACTTGACGTATAGGAGGGTCGCCAGACGGACTTCCCGATTGCCGTCGTTCAGCACAATCTCGGTGTCCCCGGCCCCCAAGACCCCGGTGTCCAGCCGGTACTTTGCCCGAAGGTCCAGATTCGAGTCGGGGGCGAAGAAGGGCTCTATGCGCTCGTACCCGAAAGAGAAGTCGAGGCTCTCGGAACCCGAGGTCGCCTTTAGGAGCACCTCTCCCGAGGAGGCGAGCGCCCGTGAGTACCCAAAGGCCTGCCGGGCGAACCACTCCCAGTTCGGGTCGGCCTCCGGAACGACGCCCATCTCGGTTGCCACAGACTTCGAGTGGCTGCGGAAATGAGATTGGTCGGGCACCACCCCGTAGCGGGCAAAGGACCAAGTGCTGGAATTCGTGGCCCTCCGGCTCAGGGAACCAAAGAAAACCTGGCCCTCCCCTCCCGTGGACAAGATGAGGGAAGTCTCTGCTGGCATGGGAAGCGCAGGGACGTTCCCGTCGATGGTCGTCACCAGTGACGTGGTGGTCCCCGACATCTCCAGCGTAGCGACCTTCTGCTCGGGGTCAGCCACGAGACGGTAAGTCGAAAGCCCTGTCCACGGTGTCTCGAAGATGGCGGTCGGGTAGTTGTTGCCGTACTTGGTCGGGTCGGCGGGGAAGGCGGGGCTGACCGTACAGGTCGTCGTGCCGTCGCATTGGGGCACAACCCCGGAGGCGGTGTAGGAGCCCGCCTGAGTCCCGGTGAGAATCTGGAATCGGTCGCCGTCCTGGAAGGTCGTCGGCACTTGAGCGGTGGGCACACTCATAGTGGTGGAGCTAGCGATGGTTGCTGTCGCGGAAGGCCCGATGGACCAAGCACCCACCTCCTGCACCTTCCAGGGGTCGGTGAGCATCCCGACATGCTGGAGCCCATTCACCAGGAGGGCCCCGGCCAGGTACAGCTCGTGGTTGTTGTGGAAGCCGAAGCCCACGCCAGTAAACACTCCGTCGGAGCTGACAGAGGAGGTGCTGGGGATGAGGAAGCGGGTGTTGAGCGTCACCGCTGAGGGGAAGCTCAGGTCCATCTCGCGCGAGTAGACCACCACCTGCGGGTCATCCGGGTCGTAGGGCCCGTCGTTGGCATCGGTGAGCGTGTAGGTACCCGCTCCCACGTTGTAGCTGCCCGAATCTGTGCCCAGGAGAACCCAAGCAGGGTCGGTCTCGGTCGGTTTCTCCGTGGCCTCCCACGCAACGGCAACCCCGGCCACATCGGCCTCGAAGGCGTCTGTAGAAGAATGATGAGGGTTCTGATTGAGCAGCAAAGTCGTCGGGCTGTTGAGCAGCGCCGAGTATTCCCGCTCGAAGCCTAGGTACCTGTGCCCGATGAGCATCGGGGAGGGCCTCGTCATCGGCCCCAGCACAACACCCATCGGGAAGCGCGCCGTGTCAGGCGCCCCCTTCGGATGGTCGGGGAGGTCCTGGTTCTGCTCCCCGTGAGCTGCGGGGTCGTGGTGGCCACGTCCACGGTCCCACTTGTTGAGGATGAGGCCCTCGGTGTTGAGCCCGGCCAGCTCCATCATCGGCGTGGCGAACCACTTGTAGTCTACCTTCACGTCGATTTCGCCGGGCGGCAGCAGCGGAATCGGGACGGCTAGTGTGACCTTGCCGATGTACGGGTTTACCTTCTCGACTTCGACCTCAGAACCGTTGACGGAGACCGTGACATCCTGCTTCGTAGCCGGCGTTGCGTCGCCCCAGCCCTTCACAAGAGGGCCTCGCTTGGTCAGCAGCCAATCGCGGGTGTTGGCGGAAGAACCTGTGAAGGAGGCTTCGTGGTTATGCAGGAAGTTCCACGCCTCAGAGAAGACCGTGTACGTGGAAGTGGCTTCAACTGCGTGAATCTGGAAGCCCGTCACCACAGTCGGAGCGTCAAGCAGAAGGAAGGTCACGCCTGGGCCATCGTCGTCGGTCGGGTCCAGGTTCGAGAGCAGGGTAACCGCCACAGGAAGGCCGTCGAGCAGGAGAGCCGCAGTCGCGGCCTTCTGATTCCAGACCAGAGACAGCGTGTGTGTCCCCGTGCTCCAGGTTGCGGGCACGTCCACTGAGAACGACCCGTTGGTGAAGCCCAGAAGGTCCGTACCTCCGGCATTCCGCTTGAGAGCCACCCGGACCCCAAGACCTTGGGCAGCAGGCCCATTCTGGAAAACTACCTCCCCCAGTGTGAAGGCCGCCAGGTCACCCAGGGGCGGGTTGTAGATGGCCTGCCCGGCATCGAAAGTAAAGTCGATGCGAGTAGTTGCATCTGGGGTGATGTGCTTGTAGCTGCCTGCTGTGGGCTCGAAGAAGGCCCACCCGTAGGGGAGCCAGCCAGGGCGGCTGACCCGGAGGATGGAGTTCGACACCTCCGAAGAGCCGTTAGCGGGGTTCTGCTCCTGCCCATCGCATCCCGAGGCGGCTGAGGGCAGCGCGCTCCCGTCGTATTCCAGAGCAGCGGCATCGGTGATGACGCTTGTGTAGTCGAGGGCGGTCATGCCGTAAACGGTCATGCCGACCTTGGCGGCACTCCCCTCAAAGGGGTGCTCAACCGCCCGAACTGTTAGCGGGATGGGGTAGTCCGGGTCGGACGTGAAGGAGTAGGAGTTCGTCGAGCTGATGCCCTGGCCCGGATGGGGCTCTTCGGCGGACGGCAGCATCGGCTGGGTGAAGGTCAGCCGGAGGGTCTCGTCGTCAACAACAGCCAGAATGTAAGGCGGGGACTCCCCCCGGCATAGCAGGGCGGCCTCTGTAACCAGGAGCGGGTTCCCGCCCATGTCCGTAGGCCCCGTGACCTGGAGCCGGTAAGAGCCGCCCAGCGTTGTGCCAGTGTGGGTAAGGACAACCGACGTGGCCCCGGGCGGCGTGGCTCCATCGTCTGTGGCCAGTGTCTCGACACGGACGCTGCTGACTGCGAGGGTGGGAGAGGCCCCGGCAATCGGAGTCAGGGCATAGGAGGACGGGTCAAGCAACGCGGGATTCCCGGTGTCCATCTCCTCCGAGAAGAAGACCTCGATTTCCCAGCCTGAGATGCTCAGCGCGGATGTGACCTGCGGGGGAACCTTGTCCGAAGACCCATAACCTCCGAGCCCGTAGGGGTCGCCGCCAAAGCCGCCCGAGATAGGGACAGGAGGGGCGGCGAAGCCACCCGCTCCCCCGTACGGGAAGAAGCCATACGCGGCACCTGAAGGTGGGTCGCTGTAGGGATTCTCAGCCCACCCAACCCCGCCGTAGCCTGAGGCCTCCGGGTGCGGCGGGCACACCACCACTGACTGGCACTGGCAGGGGAAGGGGCCAAATCCGAAGGGGCCAGTGTTCCAGCACTCAGCCGGGTCGATAGGGGTACCGTTCGACATTCAGCCTTCGCCTAGATGGAGAACCACGTGCTGCCGTAGTAGTAGAAGGTAGCGGAGCCCCAGTCAGCGTTGATGGTGTAGGAGGCCCCACCACCCTCAAAGGTCTCCCCCGCCGCTGCCTGTACGGTGATGTTGGTAGCAGCGGCGCTGCCGTTTGAGTCCTTGATGGTCACGACTCGGCCATCGGGGGGTGCTAGCGGTAGCTGCACGGTGATGGGACCGGGACCGGTCTCGCAGGCTACAATCGACGTGAGCGCAGGCAGGGTGTAGGGACTCATCGCCGCCGTCACCCGGTCGAAGGCCCTCACCTCTTCTCCGACGATGTGCCGGACGTAGCGGTAGATGTTCGTACCGACCAGCTCTAGGTGGCTTGGGTCGAACAAGGCCGCCGCAGCGGTGGTCAACCGCACGGTGTTCGTCGTAAAGGCGGACTCCACTCGGAAGCGCCCGCCCAAGTAGGAGTTCTTGATGGCTACCTCTACCTCTTCAGCGGTGGAGGCCGCAGCAGCACCAACACCGACACCGACCGCACCCCCTGTCGCTCCAGAGGTAATCCCGACGTAGCTGTGCTCCATGTCTAGGTGGGCAACACCCAAATAACCCCACCCGCTCGTGTGGGCGACCTGAATCGGAGAATACCCGATGAACACTTCTGCGCCGACTGTGGGAGCAACGATGCCGTTGGCACCAACCGCAGCCGTCTTCAACAGGGAGACGTGCCCTTCCCCAACCACGTGAAGCGCACAGGGGTTCTCCCCCGGTGCGATGCTGGCGGGAGTAGGCCCTAGAAGCACTGAATCCCCCACCTGCGCCCAGCCCGGATTCGTTCCCCCGACGGTCAGGGCACCCCCAGAGTCTGCCCTCTTGTGGAAAGTGCTGGTTGTCGCAACCAAAGTAGCCCCATCCACCAAGAAAACCGGCACGTCGGCGGCTACAGTGCTTTCTAGGGTGAGCCCCACCAGCATTGAATACTCATCGATATCTCCAGAACCGATGAGTGTGTGGTAGGTAGTCGGCAGAAGCGTGGAGACTGCACGAACCACAACTGCACCTGTAGGCACAGAGGTAGCTGAGGGGTTCGGGTACGCTGCGCCTGATGGGGTGCCCCCAACGAGGTGGATGAAGGGCTGGAGAGCCAGCGTCTCCTCGTAGTAGCCAGGCGCTATGACGATGACGTAGGGGTCAGAAGCCGACAGTGCCGCTTCCCCTCGCGTCGCAGCCGCTGCTGCGTAGGTGATGGCATCGTTGATGGAGGAGAAGTCCGCGAAGCCCTCGGCGGCGGTCCGGATTCCGGTCTCGTCGCGAGCCGCAGAGTCGGGGCCTGGCATCCGGATGATGTTGTCGGGGTCGTTCTGGTCCTCGGAGTAGTCGCGGCCTCGGTTGGCGTCCACGTAAAGAACACGCCCCGACACTGAAACACGGCGGACAAGAGCGAGAAGCCGTTGGATGTTGGAGTTCTGGTCCCCGGCCCAGCCCTCGGTTGAGGCATCGTGCGGCACAACACCTTCTGAATCGCGCCGTTCACCTCCGGCTACGAGCTTCAGCTCCCCGAAGCGGGTCAGCGAACGGAAACGAAGGAAGATAGTGTCTTCGGTGGGCAGCCCGGCATCCACCACAAGGCGGAGGAGGTAGGAGCCGTCCCAGTCGGCGTTGAATCGGCAGGTCTTGGAGGTGCTGCCCTCTGGCGACAGTAGTGCCGCCTGAGAGGCGGTGCCAGCGTAGTCACTTCCAGAGGCCGCCGTGGGACCGGCAGAGTCCGGTGTGAAAGCCAGAGTCCAGCTATAGGTGGAGGCGTCGTAGACTGATGAGCAGACGACTTGGTAACCCTTGCGGAGGTCGTCGCGACTTGTGTCCGTCGTGACGGGGCCAACAGGGGTTCCCCCCGGGCTGTTCAAGAAGGTGGTCTGGATGCTGGCTGCCATGTCGTCTCCTGTGGCCCTTATCGGCCTTCACTAGGCTCTCCGTATAGGCCTATCAGCGGTAGAAGAAATCGGAGGCATCTTCATCGCTCTCTTGCCGGGGCACCTGCACGCCAAGCCTGTCTACAGACACCGTGTAGCTTTGCCCGGTTGCCGCCTGAGCCATCCGTTTCCGAACGCGGAGGATGCTCGGGGCTATGCGCACCCGGGTGGCGGGGGTCGCGGGGGTCACGAAGCCGACAGGTCCCCCCTCGCTACCCAAGACAGTTTTCAGCCGGTAGCTGCCTGCATTGGGGCCCTCGGAGAAAGTCAGGATGTCGCCTTCCGGGGCTTGCCCCCAGTCCTGCGCTGAGTCTGTAATGATGTCCCCGGACACCGTAGCCGTGCCCGAGAGCCCGCTCACCGTCGTGTAGGCCCTCGCGGTGGAGTCATCTCCTACAGGGAAGCCCCGGACCTCTTCGACCCTGTAGTGCCCCGCCCAGCCTTCATCCGTGGAGCTGGCAGCGGTCGAGTTCGGACCTGTCGAGATTATCAGGGTAGCCCCGAGCTGCACCGCAGTGAAATCCCGATTTGGGTCGCTGAAGAGGGTGCGGTCGGTCAACGTGACTCCCGCTGTGCCCGCGATGCGCTCGGCCCCCAGACAGAACTTCCGGAGGTCATCGTAGTAGTAGTTGTCAAAGGTGAAGGTCAGCTCGTCCGTGAACAGCGTCCCGAAGGAGTCCCGGAAGAGGTTGCGGTAGTCGTAGAGGGTGTGAGCCGCTTTCAGCGCCCGCAACACGATGGCAACATTGCTCGCCAAGGTGAGGGGGTCGTCGGGAAAGTCGTCCAGTGTGAGTGTCTCGCTCCCGACTACGACGGTGCGAGAGCCGGTGACGTTGACTTCAAAGGTGAACTGGTCGGCAGGTCCCCATGCCGAGTTCGGGGTCTGCCGAGCTGCCACAGACCTCTCGATGACCTCCACTAGAGCTGTCGTGAGCAGCTCGATGCCCGCTTTGACCGACGCCTCCGTGGCCCCTTGCAGGAGCAGCTCGACCATCTGTTGCAGGAACTCACGATAGGTGAGGTCACCGTCCAGCTCGGGCCAGCCGTCCGTCTCCGCATCGGGGAACACCAAGGCTCCCAGGATTTGGAAAAGGACCTCTGAGCGGGTGTAGTCAAACACGGAGTCCGCCCACACCTCCTGCGCGGCTATTTGGAAGGAGGCAATCTGCTCCGCCGCAGCCTGGAACTGAAGGGTGTAGCTGGGCCCCGTGACCTGCGCGACATAGTTGCTGGGGAGTACCTTGAAGAAGACCTCCATAATGCGGTCCACCTGCTCACGCACCGCATCCTTCCGCCCTTGGCTGCCTTCATCGAAAGGCGCAGGGTTCTGCGGTATCAGCGCTGGGAGAGCGTCTTTATCGGTGGGCCAGTCTGCCATCAGCCTGCGCGCCTCCCCGTGACGAGGGTGCGGAAGTCGGTGTCCTCGTCATAGCTGAAGTCAAGGTCCCCCAGCTCCAGGTACTCAGTTGGGCCTGGCTCGATGTTCTTGACCCCCGTGTCCCCGTAGACCACGTAAGTCGCTGTCCAGTCGGAGTCCGTGGGGTCTTCCCCCTTGGCGATAGCTACGAGGATGCGGCGCTGGGTCACCTGCTGCCTGAGTGTGTCTAGCTCGTCTGGGGTGGCGTACGGGTAAGTTTGGGACAGTGTGGTGTCGTCGCTGTAGCCGGGAATGTAGAGGCCGTCGTTCCCGATGATGAAGGCCGCGCCCGCTGCGTACTTGAGGGGGACACCGTTGAAGTTCGGAGCGGTGTCGTAGAGGGTCAGAGCCACCTCGTCTTTGAAGACGCCGCGAGGCTCGTTGAAGTAGCCGCCCCCATTGACGGTGCCGCTCTCCAGGGGCACCCCCACCCCCAAGACGTACACGTCTACAAGGTCTGTGGACCAGGCGGTGATGTGGGCCACGTCTGTAGCCTGGGAAGCCTGCACTTCCTCGCGGACCACCAGGGAACTGTCTGTCTTGGCGAGCTTCACCAACGGAGTCACGACATAGGAAACGCCTTCGGCGTCTTCGATGACCCCGAGCACGTCAGACTGCCGAAGGGGCTGTCCCAAAGAGAGAGCCCCGAAGAGTCGAGCGAGGGCTGTCCGGACGTTGGAATCGGCTACATCTCTAGTCACTCCCCGTGTGCGGACGATAGTGCCCGAGATGTCTACCCCGGTCGCCAGGGCGTCCTTGACCAGCACGTCCGCTGTAATGTGGCGCTGGGTGTCGATGTCCTCTTGGGCGACTGCCACTAGAGAATTCGTCGTGTACTCGACCGTGAAATTCTCGTCGTGCTCGTAGTCCACGACCACGGTGTCCCCCTCCTCGATTCGGGAGGCACTCGTGCGCACGAATGCAAGAGGGGTCTCACCGTCTTCGTCGATGAAGGTGAAGTCCTGCACGACTCCCCCAGGATGGAAGGGCCCATAGAATTCCGTAGCGCGGTCTACCGTGAAGATGCGCACAGTGGTCTTGTTGGCCCCCAGATTGTTCAGGTACTCTGGGCCGTCGAGCACCACATGCTCTTCCCCGGTGACAACGACGGGGTCTCCAGACGGCACATCAATAGGCTCAGTGCCATCCGTGGGGACAACTACCTGCACGTAGTCCCCCGCCTCGGAAGACCGCCCCATGAGAAGGGGGAGCGCTGTGAACAGGCGGTAGGCGGAATCCGTGATGACGCCGGAGCGTGTGGGGTCTCCGGCAAGTTCGATGATTTCCCGCACAGGTTGATGGGCGAAGATGTGCCGGTTGCTCGTACGGAAGCGGTATGAACCCCTGAATACGTCGGTCAGCGCACAGCCCACCGGGTCGTTCAGGCTCAGGGAGAGCTGGATACCATCAGGGGCAATGACCTCCACGTCGGTCAGGTCGAAGACCTTGCCCGTCGTGTGGTCCTCAAAGACGAAGTCCCAGTCAGCGTTGTCGAGCATCTCGACAAGCGGGTTGTCGTCCGACAGAGCGCTGTCGATGGCCCGGAAGCGGAGATTCTGGATGTCCCCAACGGGCTCGAACTGCTGGTTGAAGCGGAACTCGAAGCTGAAAGCGAAGCTGTCCGTGACAGTGGCAAGGTTTTCACCCCGACACCACACGTCCACCTTTCCGCCTGTGTGCTTGCCGTAGTCGGAGTCCCAATCGCGCATCATGAGCGCGTGTCCTGCATCTACGACATTGACCTGCCGGACACCGGCCACCTCGATGGCGGTCCCCACGTAGCCACGATAGGTCCCCGAGTCCACCCCGGCCAAGCGTCCGTCGGCCCGGACGGCCAGCTCACGGTTGGTTTCGGTATTGCGGCCACCGAAGGTCTTTCCTTCGTTGGTGACCTGCACGCCCGGGGGTCCGTTCACCAGAGTCTGGATTTGCCCCGTCGCCAGGTTCCCGGCCTCGCCCGCATCCTCGGCCTGGATGAACACCTGCGTCGAGTACCGGCCCGTTGTCGGGTTGTACGTTGTCCCGGAACCTCCGGCGGAGATGGAGCCCGCCGAGGTCAGCCGGAAGGAGATGCCGCCACCTTGGGCCTCCATGCCAATGGCAAGCACCAGCGTTGTGGTCGGTTGGGCGGATGTGAAGGCTGTGAGAGTGCCCCTGGCTCGGGTTCCTAGCCTGCGCACCACCCCTCGCCGGGCAGCCAGCGCATCGAAGGCGTTGTCGATGACGAGCTGCGTGTCGGCGTCGCTCTGAAGGAAGAGGGCCTGCTTGAGGGCCATTTTGTAGGCGGACTGGTTGACCGGAAGGGACTCCCCAGTGTTGCCAGGGTCGTCGATGGCCAGCAGCGAAGCGAAGTTCTGTGCCGCCTGCACGAATCCCAGCACGAAGCGTATGCGCTCTGCTTCGGTGGCAAAGGGGTCCACGAACGTGTCCCGGAGAGCCGCACCAGGCTTGATGTCCAGCTCAGGCTGTGACCTGTAGATGGCCAGGGACGTGTCGCGGACAATCTGTTGGTGCGAAACGGACGGGAGCAGCGCCAATGTCGGCGTTATGGAAAGAGGAGAGGCCGCCAGCTCGGGCGAGAGGACCGACTCGTACTCTACATTGTCGATGAGGTAGACCGCTGTCACGGTGTAGTAGAGGGGGTCCTCGGCGGGGAGCGCCAGGAACGCAGAGTTCGGAATGGCCGGGTTTGTTGTGGATGAACTCGTAGAGCGGCGGTCATGGGTGAAAGAGAACACCTCCACCTGCCGCACGTCCTCAACCGACACAGTGGCCTTGAAGCGGCTCACTGTGTCCGGGATGTCGAGGGATTGGTCCCAGTCGGCCTGAAGAACGGTTCCTGTCCTGTCAGTCTGCCTACCGATGACGTTCAGGTAGAGAGGGTCAGCCAGAAGTTCCCCGTCTGCGGTCCTAGCAACGGTGGCATCCACCACCAGCTCTGCCAAATCGCTGGTCTCTTCCGTGGTCTCCCCGGAGATGACCATCCCCGGATTGATGCGATAGTAGCCGACACTCCCGCCCCCCGGGGCAGTCGCGGCATAGAAGTTGTACCCGATGACATTCACGTCATCGAGCCCCTCCACCATGACCTTCACCGTCTGGTCTTTCCGCTCGACCGACACTCCGGAGGGGGCAAGAATCCCAGCCTTCACGTCCCGGTCAAGAGCCAGCCTCGCCGTGATGGTGCCTACCGGGGTTGTCTCCCCGTTCGACAGGACCGCCCGGACCTCGATGTCGTTGTCCCCGGGAAACAGCTCCAGGCCTGCTGGGAAGGCTGCGGGATTCGGGATGGTGAATCCAGTTCCCTCAAAGATGATGACATCAGGGTCCGAGGTGAAGGCCGCGCCCCGGATGGACACTTGCATGTCCACCGTGTCGGCATCGGTTGTGCCCGTGAAGAACCGCGTAGAGATGTCCGTGGAGAAGATGTACTCGCTTCGGAGCACTCCGTCAGGTCCATAAAACTGGGGCGGATTCGCCATGTTAGAGGTCTCCCATTGACAAGGGTCCGCACATCTTGTACCCATAAATACAGCAGAGGGCGATTACGTGCATACTTGGCATCGACTGCGCGACGAAATCCTTGAGGCGTACGGAGCGCAATGTGCCTGCTGCGGGGAGACCCACAAAATCTTCCTCACCATTGACCATGTGTTTGGGGGAGGGCGCAAGCACGTCAGGAAGACGGGCTCCCGGCTTAAGACCTACCAGGAAATTATCAAGCAGGGATTTCCCCCGGACTTCCAGGTTCTTTGCTGGAACTGCAATTGGGCAAAGTCTAATGGCGGATGTCCGCATACCATCCTCGACATGTCGGGTTGACGGTTGCACCAGGACCATTCTGGCGAGGGGCTGGTGCCGTAAGCACTATGACAGGTGGCGAAAGAACGGAAGTCCTCTTATCCGCAACCGCCCAAAACCCAAGAAAAAGTGTACCGTTACGGGCTGTCATGGAACCCTGAAAGCTCGCGGTTACTGCATCAAGCACTACACCCGATGGCGCAACCACGGGGACCCCAACGTCGTCAAACGGAGGTCGAGATTTGATGGCACCTGCGCAGTCTGTGGGCAGGCTGGACCTTTTTTTAAGGGGGGGACTACCTGCATTCCCTGTACCTATGCAAAAGCCAGAGTACACGCACAGACAAACCAGGAGAAAGTCAGGGCTAGAAATCGAAGGTACAGCGCACGAAAACGCAAAAACCTCCGCCTGGAGGTAATCAACGCCTATGGCGGGAAATGCGCCTGTTGCGGAGAAACCAATCTGGTTTTCCTGGCCCTCGACCATGTTGAAGGCGGTGGTTCCCAACACCGCAGACGGTTGCCCGGGTACCAAGTGTACCGTCAGGTCCGGCGTGACGGCTTCCCTCCTGGTTTCCAGGTACTGTGTCATAATTGCAACTGGGCCAAGTATCGGGGCGGGTGTCCACATCTCACGGAGAAGGCCGGCGCTCAAGAAGGAAGTTGCTCCCCATCATGGACACCACCTCGGGGACCGTGAATACGATGGTCAGGTCGATGGCTTCCGCTGAGGCATTCTGGACAACGACCTTGACCATGAAGGTCGTTGGGTCTTGCGCATGCGGGAGCACCTCAACACTCAGGATGGTGTAGAGGCGCTCCTTGAACGTGACCGTCTGGTACTTGGCCTGGGACTCTTGCAGAGCCTGAAAGCGAGACAGCCCTTGTCGGACATCTTCGCTGATGAGAGCCGCCACTCCAGAGAGGGCCTTGCTGCCGATGCGGGAGCGTAGCTGTGTCCCGTACCAGGGCTGGTAGATGTTGCTCCCCCTGTCGGTGAGAAGCACTTTCAGGGCTGCCTGGTAGAGGAGGTCCTCGTTCTCGACGAAAATGGCCCGCCCCGCTGTGTCGTAGCGGAAGTCATTCTCGATGTAAGCACCTCTACAACGGAGGCACCTGTGCGGGGGCACTGTGTAGGTGACCTTGAAGAGGGGGTTGTTCCGGATGGGTGTGCGAAATCTGGGGAAGCGGTTGGTTATCTCGTCCGGGCGTACCTCCAGGTCCCAGCCAGGGTAGAGCCTTTGCCCGGCTGCACGCCACTGGTAATCGGCACCCCCGCAATTTCCAATGCCTGCGGGAGCCCCGAAACCCAGAGCCGTGGCAGCACCCCCACCGACGCGCACGAAGGACTCGTGCCCGACCGTCTCGGTGTCGGAGAAGGCAAGATGCCCGTTGATGTCCTCCGCGAGCAAACTCGTAAGCCCCTGGCGCAGCATCTCTTTGATGACCTGCTCCGCAGTGCGCCGCTGCGTTCCCCGGATGCCAAACGAGAAGGTCTGAGTGCCGAAAGGGGATTCCACTACGAGAGTGTCTTCGTTTTCAACAAGGTCGAACGGCCCCGAGTCCGCCCCAAAGAGCTGGGCCGGAATGGAGAGACCTCCCTGGGGAATGAACAGCTCATCGTTGACTAGGATGCGCACCAGGCCAGAGCCCGCAACAGGCTGCCGCGTGTCCAGAGAGCGCCTATCACTCCCCAGAGAAACCGCCTCCTCCACCGTGAGGTGGGTGCAAGGCCAGGCCAGTTGAAAATCCTTCGCCATCGGGGCTCCGTACGCGGGGCTTCATTGGGGGAGTTGTATAGGCTCCTAACTGCTAGCCCATCGGGTCTCTCTTCTCCGAGGGCACTCCGGGGAAGGTGAAGGTGAGGAAAGGAACCTTGTCCTCGTTCGCGGCGAACGGCTCGGCTTGGTTGGCGTCGTCCAACACGTAGAGCCTCTCGTACATCTCCTGCACCAGCACCTGCATGCGCAGGGCGGGGTCAAACCGCTCAGAATCGAACTCCCTGAGCCCCGACAGGACGCCCCCAAACGCCTGCTCCAGCACCTCATCCCGCTCGGTCTCCAGTTGCTCACGGAGGTCGCAGAGCTTGATGATTTGCCACTCAATGTCTTGTAGGCGTTCCTTGATGTCCTGGTTGGCCCAGCCGCGAATCTGGTGCATGTAGCGGAGGACTGTGTCGGCGTCGTAGCTTCCCGGCCCAGCACGGCCCCCCTGGCGTGCTGGGTAGTAACCGTCAGCACGAACCCAACCTCCCCGGTACGCACCGTAGCCGGTGTCGTCGCCCTCAATGGCGATGGGCTCGTTGTAGTTGGATGAGCGGGGGGCTAGGACACCTCCGTGGGGGTAGGTCTCTCTCACCTTGATGGTCTGGCTGGCCTCGTCCTCCTCAATGATTTCAGTGCTATCAGGGTGCCAGAAGGAGGAGATGTCGAGGGGGTTGCCCCCATTCGCCACATAAGCCCGGACGAGTCTGCTCAAGGAGGAATTCCCAGTGACAGAGAAGTGGGTGCGCTCCTCTGTAGCCCTGATGCTGCCAGCTCTCGTCACGGTGCGGTAGGTAACTTTGACGAGCCCTATCCGAGCCAGCTCCGCGTCCAAGGCCGCAAGCCGATGAGGAACGGCGCGCCGGTTGCGGAGGAGCCAGCTAGAGATGGCCCTGTAGTAGCCAACCGGCCACACAGTCATCTTGGCGAAGGATGCCATCGGTGCCCCCTACAGCACGTCGGGTTCTGGGTCGGGCGGCACCGGGGTCGAAGCTGGGAACCCTTCGATGCCAATAACCGGGGGAGTCTGGCCTTCTTCCGACAAGTAGCCAGTGGCCTCCCCGTCGGACACTCCCATAAGCGTCTTGATGATGGCCAGGACCAGGGGTGGCCCCACTGGGATGACCACAGCAATCCCGGCCCCGAAGGCGAGCGGGGAGTCGGGTGGCTTGTTCTTGGCCGTCGTCAGGTCGGAGACCACCCCTCCAGTGCCGTTCGACAGAAGCATGAGGGCGCTGCACTTCGGAATCTGGAAGGTATAGCCAAGTAGGGACTGGATGAGGGCATTGATGCGGCGGATGAGCTGCTGAATCCCGATGATGCGGGCTTCGACGAACTCGATGTACTTCTTGATGGCGTCCACAGCCGATTGGGCTGTCTTCGCAATCGCCTCCAGCCAGTTGACGAATTGCGTCAGCACATCTTCGAGCGCCGGGTACTGGTCGAGAAGACGGATGGCAATCCACTCCCCATCGTCGGGGGACCTGTTGAGGGCAGCCCCGGCCACGCTCAGCGCCAGGGCGGCCTCCTGTAGGAGCTGCCCGTCCCTGTACCCTGTTAGGAGCCCTCGGCAGTAGTAAACTCTCCCCGACACGGAGGAAGCAGTTGTGTTCTGGCGCACGTCCTCCAGGCTGCTCCGGTTGACGTAGAAGACCGGGGAGAGGTCCGCCGACCCGACTATCTGCCGTTTGGCCACGATGTCTTCGAGAGCCCCTCGCTCCTCCTCAGGCACCACGATGGACCCGTCCTTCTGAATGCTCGTCTCGTAGAACATCCGTAACGATGGGGGCAGGTCGCGCAGGAAGGCCGTGGCTTCATCTGCGCCCACCGTCATCCTGGCAGTGAAGTCGGAGTCTTCGCCGCCCACCACCCCCTCCTGCATTTGGGGCAGGCGGTCGGTAACAAGGCCATCCGCGAAGAACATCTTGTCCACAACTTCCTCGTCCACGCCCATGCAATAGGGGTTCAGTGCTACACCAGAGTTGAGGAAGCCTCCTGCCTGCTCGTCATCGGTGTCCAGGGACTGAAGGATGGTAGCCTCCTGGAGCTTCTGAGAAAGAAGCTCTGTCTTATCGGGATGCTGCGCCCCGAAGATGTCCTTCCACTTCACCTCCCGAAGATGCTTGGTAGCAGCCACCACCGAAGCTTCGGCGTCGGGCAACGGCCCTGTCTTCGAGTAGAGGTCATGCGCAACTGCCCGGATGCGGCTCCGCACATGGTCCCGCATCTTGGTCGGGGACTCCCCTACCGCGCGTAGTGCCGCTGCGTAGTCCTCGTAGATGAACCCCACAAGATGCTTGAGCCCTTCCAGCCCACTTCGCTTCAGGGCGAGCCCAGGCACGATGAGTTGGTTGCTCTTAATGGAGGCAACCTGCTCCTTGGAGAGAACACCCTCCAGAGTGTCCACCGGGGTCAAGTCCGGGCGCGTCAGCACGAGGAGAGCGAGGGCCGCCTCAACGGACTGAAGGTACTTCTGCGTGTTCACGGTTGGGAAGACAGCCTGGCGGGGCTCCGAGAAGGGACTGACATCGCTGAAGGCCGCGTCCGGGCTCTCGGTTGTCACTCGGGGCTCTACCGAGGAGTCGTCCTTCAAAGGGAGCAGCTTCGAGAAGTCATAGCGGAAGGGGTTCGTGCCGTCCGCGATGCTCCGAGTGGTCGAGGCTATCCGGACGAACACAGTGGAGGCAGGCCCGGCGTCCTCGATGGTCACCTCTCCCTTGCTGTCCTTGCTGACCGAAGCGTAGCGGGGCATCTCCTCAGACTGGAGCAGGTAGGTCAGGCCCTCATCTATCCACCGCTCGACAGCCGGAACCTCCACGTTGAAGGAGCGCTGGAAGTAGTAGACGGTGTCACCGCCGACGGTGCCCTTCAAGTCTTCGAGCGGAATCGGGTCTCCCGCAGGGGTCTGCCCGTAGACCCGCATCTTGTTGTCTTCGAGCGTTCCGTCGTCCTTGATGGGGGCGTTGTACTCTAGGTCGGAGGGCAGGATGAAAGACTCTGCCCCACCATAGAGCACAATCTGCCGCCCCGCCTCATCCAGGACTTTGCCGGACTCCCTGGGCTGCTGGCCGTCTACTTTGCCCAAGCCCGTGCGGGGCCGATCATAGACGAGGGGGATGCCGTCTCTGAATGTCGAGACAGTGATGATGTAGCCGCCAGGTGGTAGCGGCGGGAAGGGGTCAAAGGGGCTGTTCTTGGTGGGCACTGTGGCGACCCACTTCACCTGCGCCACGTTCGGCGGCGACCCGTCCCCTTTGTTGAAGAAGGCTCCCAGGTCCGACAACTGGAAGACACTGGCGGCGTTATTCCCGTACCTGACCTCTGTAATGGCCGGAACGGGAGGTCCCGAAATGGTGTAGTCCTGCTGGAAGTAGGCGACCAGCTTCCGCATGAATGCGATGAGCTTCTCAATCTGCGAGATGTCCACCGACAGGTAGAAGAAGAAGCTCAGAATGGCCGTCTGGCTCGACAAGTCCGGGCGTGTGGGGTCCGTGTGGTCGGTCAGGCGCGCCAGCATCCGGCGCTCGTACTCGGGGAATCCGCCTCGCAAATCCTGGTAGGGCCACTCCAGAAGCGGCCAGTCCCCCGTAATGTAGAGGCCCATCTGGCGGAGGTCCCGCAGGATGGCCTTGAACTCGTCCAGGATGGCCTGGACCAAGGCCAGAATGGGGTCGAGGTAGCCAATGAGGAACGCCTTGGCGATGTTCAGCATGGCCAGGGCAATGTCCAAGAAGGAGGTCAGGAACTCCGCTATCTCGTTGATGGTCTCGCGGGCATCTTCCAGGAAGTCGGGAACGCCAAGAGTGAGGGTGCCCCATTGCCCTGTCGCGGTGTCCACCATCTCTGTCACGGTGTTCGCCATCAGCTTCCCCCTCCATACTGGAGCCGCGCCAGTTGCTCCTTCAGCGCTGCCAGGGATTTCTGGTCCTGCTCGACCAAGCCCCCCAGAAGTTCCCGGAGCCGCTCAAGCTTCTGGCGCTGTCGGAGAACTAGCTCGGGGGTGACCCTGCAAGAATCCCGCTCCTGCCACTCCCCACTTTCGACACCCAGCTCGTTCAGGAGCGTCTGAAGCTCTTCCGGTGTCTGTTCGGCCCTAGTCACTTACAGCTCCTGTTGTCTCCTCAAGCAGCAGAAGACGCTCCCTCTCTGCGAGTCTCTCGGGCAGCTCGTCGTCGTACCGTCTGATGGCCGCCAAAGTACCCAGAATCTTGTGGACCCTGTAGGCGAGCCAGACGTACCGGATAGAGCGGAAGCGGTCTGACTCATCCAAGACAAGGTCCACACGCTCGGGGAGCACCGGGCGCACATCGCTGCCTCCGCTCACGTCGTCCGTGAAGGCGGTGTAGGGGGTGTCCCCGGGGCCGGAGAGCCTCATAGACACGTCGCTGGCCGTGGTCAGGCGGTCGAGCCGCAGGTCGAAAATCCAGAAGCGGCGGTCGAGCAGAGACAGGCAACCCCGGTTATTCAAGAAGGGTACCGTCCCCAGCTCTCCGATGATTTCCTCGATGTACCTGTTGGTCAGGACGCCCTTGCCGGATTCGGGGTCGGTCGTGAGGCCAAGGTCGGAGATGTGCTCGTCCCGCTGGAAGACGAAGTAGGAGCCGTACTTCCAGCCGTACAGAAGCCCCCGGAGCATCTCGATGAGCGACAGCATCCGCTCTCGCATGAAGAGCACGAGGTCGATGGCCTCCCCCGAGAAGAGTGCGGAGGGGCGGATGACCCGGTAGCTAAAGGGCCGGATGGAGTAGTCATTGCCCCCGTAACTCTCCGTCACGGGGTCGCGCTTCTCCGTGGGCCTCAAGTCCATCTGGCCCTCGAAGTCTCCGGTCAGCCCTGAGTCAGAAATCGTCGGGTAGACGGCGTACTCCCGGTTCGGCGAGGTGCCTTCTGCGAACGTCACCCAATCGGTATTGGTGGGACCTCCCGCGAAGGTCGAGATGGGGTCCACCACCAGAGAGACGGGCGAGCCGGGGACGACCTGCGCGACGCGGTAGAAGCCTCGGTTGTCGTCGCGCTCGCCTGGCTTGCCCTCAAACACCGTTGGGGTGCCCCGACTCGTGACGCCGAGGTCCCCGAAGGGGCGCTGGCCCCGGTCGGGAATCACGGGGAGGCCGCCCCACTGCGGGAGCGTCCCGGCGGGGTCGATAACTACGATGTCCCCGACCCGCACGCCCTTGGAGATGAAGCTGTCGCCGGTTTGGGCCAGCTCGTCATCGTACATCGTGTTGAAGGTGCTCGTCTCGACGTAGCCGCCGCGCTCATTCTCCCAGTCGGCGTCGGTGCGGTAGACCTCGCGGTCGCTGATAAGGTCGAGGAGCTGCTCGTTGGACTGCTCCAAGGGCACAGGCACCTGCCGGAGCCAAATCTCGAAGCGCATCCCGTCGTCGGCAATGAGCTGAGCCGCCGTCCGCCGGGTGATGCCGGGCATAGCCAGCTTGATGGTGCCCGGCCCCTCGACCCCCAGAATCTCGCACTCCTCGATGAGCGTCCCGTCGTCGTCCAGAAGCCGAAAGCGGTCCCCGGCGTTGATGTCCACGTCGGGGTCATCGAAGGGGCCGAGATTTGTCCCCGTGTACGTCTCGCCGTCGTTCCACACATCAGGGGCCAGAGGGCTGGCCGGGTGCGGGTGGTCAGTGTTCCAGTCCATCGTGAAGCCAGTGGCCTGGAGAACCCCCCGCTGCCGGACGTTCGTCGAGTAGCCGGTGATGCGCCCCCTGCGGATTTCGTAGGCGTAGCGGAGGGCCTTGAAGGCGTCGCCAGCGTCGTCCATGACCGAGTGCCAGCGCCGGACGCGCCGGACGTGGAACTTCACCTGCTCGGGGAGCGTGATAGCGGTCGCAGTGTACTCCGACGTGTCCCGCATCCAGCTCTCGCGTTGCAGGTCATTACCTGCGGTGAGCGGGTCCGTGATGGTGTGGCTGGCATCCACTACACGAGGGTGTGCGCCAATCAGGTTGAGGGCGGAGCGTGGAAACGAAGGCTCCAAGAAGATGCCTGCCTGCGCCCAGTAGCCGGGCGTCGTGCCTGCCAGGTCCTCCAAAGCCAGCACGGTAGATGGCAAGAGGCACTGCGGGGGCACCGCGCTCGGGGCCGGTGCTGCCGCGTTGACGTTCAGGGCATCCCAGACAGACGAGGGCACATCCCCGATGTCCAGGGTGTCCACGACATTGTGGTAAACGGGCGTGGCCACATCCGGCAGGAAGGCATGGCTCCCCGCCACACTCGGGCGGTTGTAGAAGGTAAGCTGGCCAGGGCTGGCGGGGTCTGCCCCGGTCCCGATTTCCCGGTCGGGAGGCGGGGGGGCAAGCCCGGTCACGGAGCCGTCAAACTGCTGGTCAGTCCCCCCAACGACCACCGGAGACCGGAATGTCGCGTAGCGCACCCCGCGCGGGGACACCCACGAACCGAAGTCCTCGTAGCCGATGCAGTTGTTGCTGGGGAGCCCGTACTCCGAGCCCCCCATCTGGACGGGCAGCCGGGTCATTCCGGCAACCTGAAGAGCGCGCCCGGCGATGAGGCTGTTGAAGGCAGACGCGGTGAGAGGGTTCCCGATAGAGTCCTGGTAGGACGAAAGGGTGAACTCCTCTGGGGTGGCCGTCGCCGCGAAGATGGCGCTGACGGCCCCATACTTGTAGTCGTCGTCCTGGTCCGAGCCCAGCGCCCCCAAGTCGAGGATGACGTACATGCGGCGAGAGCCGTCAGGGTCGAAGCCTGGCCCTTCTTCCGTCGTCGGGGCGGAGTCGAGGGTGATGGTGTCGGTGTTGGGGTCGAAGTCGGCGACGCGGGGGAACTCCACCGGGCACCAGCCGTTGCCCGCTCCCGCGATGGCCGTGGGGTTGGTTTCTCTGTAGTGGTCGCCCACGTTGGGTTCGACAGCATGGCGGACGAGATACGTCCCGACGTAGGGGGACGCCGGGTTGGCCACGTCGGCAGAGCGCTCGATGACGAGTACGTCCCCGGCCACGACCCGTTCCAAAGACGTGGTGGCCGCGACGACGGACACCCGGTTGTCCTGAATCCGGCGGGTGTTCACGCCGAGCCCGGTGTTGAAGTAGCTGCCCACGAAACCCGTGCCGGAGCAGATGGCGGCGGTCGAGCCCTCCATGTAGTCGTTCGAGGGCATCGCCGAGAAGGTCACACCCGTCCCGATGATGGGCGTGTTGCCGTGCCCCTCGAAACCCATAACCTTGATGCTGCCCGGTGGGGTGTAGTCCCCGACCACCCCGGCGCGAGCCAGGAAGGTGAAGGGCGTCGGGTCAACGACGAGCCCGTTGGAGTAGCGGTTGACCGCACTCCAGTAGAAGCCACCGCCGGGGTCTGGAACTGTCACCTCATCTATGACGAGTTTCGCGTCCAGCACTAACTGCGGGTGCGGGGCTGGGTCGATGGGGTGGGTGAAGCCCCGCTCCTTCGCCAACCGGAGGTCGATGTCCTCGTAGAAGGTCAGCCGGTCCTCGTCTATCCACGCGGTCGTGGACTCGCCATCCGGGGTCGGGAGTGTCGTGTCATAGGTGATGACATCGAACGAGAACTCTTGCCCGTATAGGGTCTTGAACACCTGCGGGCCTGCAACCCCATACTCATACGGCATGAACCACTGGTTACGCAGTGGAGGAGCCAGCGGCGTCGAGGGACCGAGGTCGCTCCACGGGAACCATCCGACAGCGGGGATGATGACCTGCATCCCAATGGCCCACCCTGGGTAGGCATAGGTCTGCCCGAACTGCACAGGAGCCCCGAGAGGCACAGGCGGGAGCAGGAGGTTGCCGGACTCGTCGGCGGCCCACACGTCACCGTCGTAGAAGTGGATGATGAGCGCGATGAGGCCGCCCGTCTCGTTCGGCCAGGGCATGTTCGGGTCGTAGGGGGCCGGGGGCCAGAGTCCCACATCGAGGTCGAGCCGGGCGATGACCTTGATGCTGATGTGGTTCTTGGCCGAGGCCGCGAAGATGTCGTTGAGGTTCCCGACGCCGGGGGCCCCGTTGTTGAGAGCGAACGTGCCCACCGAGGTGAAGTCGAGGACGGTCAGGCCCGCTACCACGTCCTCCAGAATCTCAATGCCCGCCGGGGGTGCCGGTTGGGCCTGCGGGTCGGGCGGGTAGACCCCCGAGGGGTCCAGCCACACCATCGCGTCCTCGAAGGTGTAGCGGATGGGGGAGCCCGCTGCCGTGTGGGTTACGAAGCGAGGGGGCTCGATAGTCGAGGAGGAGCCCGGGTAGTTGTCCGTAACCGCCCCGACCGTGTGGATGCCCAGTGGACCGTCGTTGCCGAAAGGGCTCGGGCTGTCGGGCTGGATGAGCACTACGTCGAAGGGGCGCACGAGCCGCTCGCCCACGCCAGAAGGTGCCAGGTCTTTGTCGGTCAACAGGGCAGCAGGGGCATCCACCGCCGGGGGTGCCGTGACCACCTCCCCGTCGTTGTCGAGAATCTCATCCGGGTAGACGGCTTGGGAAGCGAAGCCGTCTACTGTGGTCATGACTAGCGGGAAGCTGAAGGTAATCTCGTCGAAGCGGTCCAGCTCCGTGTCGCCCGCACGCATGTAGGGAATCTGGTAGTCGCCTGAGTCGTCGGTCGTGAAGCCATCCAGGGCTGGGACGCGCAGTGGGTTCTGCTCTGCGTAGACGAACTCCACCGGGCCTTCGAGTGCCGAGAGTGGGTCTGGCGGCTTCTGCCCCTGAAGCTCCTTCAAGCCAAAGAAGTAGGGGTCGCCGAAGGACGGCATCGTACGGTCGATGATGCGCCCGTCCGTCTGGATGGAGAGGTCAACCCCTGGCCGGTAGAGGTCGAGTCCCCCGGCCATACCCTCGAAGTCCTCGAATTCCGGCGGGTCGTTGAACGCGGTGGAACGTGAGCCCGTGGGGGCTCCGGCGTACACGGTGTCCCCCTGCTCAGCCGCAAACTCGTGCAGCGGAATGCCGGTGCTCGGGGTCAGGCCGACCAACACCTGTCCGGCGTTCGAGATGTCGTTCCCGTCGGCGTCGGCTAGGGTGAGCACGCAGCCGTACAGCACCTCCTTAACGAAGACGCCCGTATAGGTCGCTCTGCCGAATACGTCGATGCCGCCGTCCCGGTAGAACAGCTCATAGGTTGTCCCATCTGGACGACCCCACCGGAGCTGCTGGCCCTCCTCGAAGCCCGGCACTGCCAACTCAAAATCCCCGCTCAGGGCATCCGGAACCTCGCCGCCCTGGGAGAGAAGCTGTTGGTTGTCCGGATAGCCTGTCTCGGGGTTGACTGGCACGTCTCGGAGCAACGCCGGGAATGCAATGACCACGGGGCGCGCAAGGGCTGCGCTGGGAGGCACTGCCACCGTGAAAGCCCCCGCCGGGAGCCCTGCGGGGAGGTAAGCCCACACCCGACCCCGCGCTCTCCGGCGTCCAAGCTCTGCCGTGCTGACAGCCGTGAGGTCCCCGAGGACCGGGTTGAAGAGCTGGCCGATGGTCTCCCCGTTGGTGCTCTGCCTCTTCCCGTCGATGACGCGCCCATACGTGTAGACGCCGGGCTCGTTCTCTTCGAGGTCTGCCTCAACACCCGGATAGGTCATAAGGAAGGCACGGGTCAGCGTCGGGTAGAGCCGGGAGAAGCGATGCTGGTCGGCCATCCGGGCATAGAGCCCCTTGGCTTGGTAGGCATAGTAGGGCGCTGTCGAGGACCGGGTGATGCTGCGCTCTCCGAGCTGGATGAACACCCGGTCGTCCACGTCGTTCTGGACCAGTGCCCGCTGCTGCGAGGCCATCTCCCGCATCTTGTCCGGGTCAGGCAGGTAACCTGTCACGGCCCCACCACTGATGGCGAGGGAGGAGGGGGACACAATCCAGTCGGTTTCGAGGAAGGTCAAGTCCAAGTCCGGGCGCTCACTGCCGTAGACCTCGGACCAGGCCCGGCGTGGGCTGAGTAGCCCGGAGATGGCGTCTTCGTAGCCCGGGGTCGGCCAGTCCTTGTCGTGGCCGACGAAGAATCGGAACTTGCCGTCCCGGTCCCCGATGAAGCCGCCGGACACCGTTTCGAGCACCTGCTCGAAGGCCTCTACCGACTGGTTGTAGAAGTCGAGGAAGGTCCGGGCTGCGCGGTCTTTGTCCTCCAGATGGCCGCGCTCCCCGAGCAGGCCCGTACGACCCTGTTCCCAGTTCTCGCTACCCCCTCCGCCAGGCTGTGGGGCTCCCGAGGCTGGTTGCTTCGAGGTAATTTCCTCAACCGCCTCCTGCGCGGCCTCGGCCAGGAACGAAGGCAGGCGCACCGACCGGAAGTAGAAGCTGTCCGGGATGCGGAAGGTGTACGTGCCAGTCAGCGTCGCGCCGAGTACCCCGTTACTCGCGCTCGGCGTGTCACCATAGAGGAAGTCCGCCGTGTAGCGCGGGGCGATGACCTCCCCATCCTCGACGAAAGGCTGAAGGGTCCTGATGCGGGTGAAGAAGAAGTAAAGCTGCTGCCCCGGCCCGAGCGCGTCCTGTAGCGGCGAGACGAGCTGGAAGTTCCCGGTGTCGGGGTCGATGCTGTACTCGATTCCCTCGGACAGAGTACGGCCCGGCATTTCATTGCCGCTGGCGTCGGTTTCCCCGTAGAGGACTAGCTCATAGGCTTCGTCTGTCAGGACGGCCCCCGCTCCCAGGAAGTCCCGCGTCTGGGGCGGGTAGACGGGCCGGTATGAGAGCTTCACAGTGGGGGCCGCACTGACCGAATAGCCCGTCCGGAACGGGGCGGTGACGGAAATCTTGGTGTGCCTACCGTCCGGGTCCAGCTCGACTTCGGAGATGGTGAAGGGGGAGCCGTCCAGCTCAAAGATATGGCCGGGCTGCGCGAAAGCAGTCAGGTCCCCTTGGAAGACGATGGTTTTCTGCCCCCGGCTGACTGGCTCGAAGGGGAAATCCGCCGTGTTGATGGCCGACATGAAGCCCAGCGGGGCGTTCGTCGGAGTGGGGCTGCCCCCGGAAGGAGTCACCTCTGTTGCCACGGGCTCTGAGGTGACGACCGTGATGACATCGTTCCCCGGTGCTCGCGTCCCGACCTCAGTTGTGGTCGAGGGGTAGATGCCGATTGCTGTGATGCCCTCGGTCTGAGGCCCCTGAGGCGGATAGTAGGTGAGCTTCGTGACGTAGAAGCAGTCGCCCCCGATGCGGAACATCTGACCCAGCTCAAACTCCGCCACCCGGTTGCCCCAAACCCCGAACTGGTGCTGCTCCTCCTTGATGAAGAAGGGCGGACGGTAGACCGGCTTGCGGCTAGTCTCGTAGGCCTTCTCGCCACCCTGAGCCTCGAAGACGGCATAAGAGACCGTCACGGGCAAGCTGGACTCGATGGTCTTGCTGATGAAGGTGAGACGGCCTTTTCCGTTCAGCTCCGGCGGGTAGTCCACGAGGTAATCCGTGGTGCCGAAGTTCTGCATCATCGGGCCGATGTAGGCCGTGGGCGCAACCCTCTGGTCGATAGTCGTGCTCTCTGACCCGAAGGTCAGTGTAGTTCGGTTCACCCAAACCGCTGCCTCGTCCCGAACAAAGACGGGAAGGAACTCGATGCGCTGGCCACCTGTCTTGCGGCCCTCGTAGTCCGCCTCCCAATACTCAATCTCAACCGCAGACCCTTCAGGCACGGGCGTCTTGAAGGCGACCGCTCCAAGCAAGGGGCTCACGCCCACGTCTGTCTGCTCCTCCGTGACCATCTGCTCGACGAAGTAAGCTGCCGTGCCCGCGAAAGCGGCCATGTCCGCCGAGGAGAAGTTGAGGTCACCGGTCGCCGGACGGTACTCGACAGTGAGGCTGGAAAGGCCGGCAGAAGGCTGGAACTCCTCTACATAGAGGACGTTTGCCGCCGCGAATTCTGACAGGAGGTTCGAGCCGAACTTCAGCCTCCCGGCAGGGTCGTCCCCGGAAGCTGCCGTCAGGTACTCGATGCCATCCCCGCTGCCGGGGTCGGGGCTGAATGAAGCGACCCCAGTGAGCCCACCCCCCTGGGGATAGGTCGTGGCCCCGACCTTGACGGAGAAGGACCCCGAGCTGAAACGCGCTGTCCCTGCGGGCACGTCGAGGGCATCGTTGGCGATGGCCCCCAGAGCGGTCTGGGTAAGGGCAACAAGAGCTGCCGTATTTGTGGCCGCCGCCTGCACAAGTCCGTAGCGGATGCTGATGATGCGCCCGCTGGCAAGGGCTGCTTCCATGTTTGCCCGCAGAGGCGTCGCGGGCGTGCTTGTGGGGACCTCCCCGACCGAAGAAAGCTGCCGGACCTTGAAGGGCTCTTCTTGGAGGTGATTGAAGCTCTTGTACGTGATGTCGGCGATGACCGATTGGTCATACACGTCACGAGAGTAGCCCTCGAAGACCTCCCACACGACCGGGCTGGACGCGGAAGACCGGAAGGGCGGTGTCACAGCCAGCTCTGTAGGGCTGGTGACCGCCGTGACCCGATAAGAGCCGAGAGCCTCTCCTGAGCCTACCTTGAGTCGGTAGCCCGGCAACACCGAACTGAAATCTGCGTCTGCGTCCGTGAATGCCGTGCCGCTGGCCTGGTAGGTCCCCCGTGCCCCGTACGTCACCCGCGAACCGAGCCGGGCTACGAGGAGGATGTTCCCCGAAGCGCCGTCCTGAGGCATCACGTAGTCCGTTTCCTGGCTCTGGAGGACCGTCGAGCCGCCCCCTTCCGCCACGTAAAGACCGCCCCCAATGCCTGGAGCCCCAAGCATGGACTCCGGTGGCACTGCGGTTCTTCCCAGCACCAGCGTCGCGGTGGTGTTCTCTAGCGCCTCCTCGACCGTGTCGCGGGCCACCCAGTCGAAACGGCGCTGCCCGAAGCGGTGGATGATGTCGCGATAGTGCTGGAGGGGCTTGTTGACAATCTGCACCGACTGCCCATCGTCCAGCACGGTCTGGAGGCCGAAAAAGACCCCATCGCCATAGCCCGCGATGTCCTGAAGCGGGGGGTAGTCGAGGAAGTGGTACGGCGTCCCGGCAACCGACTTAGTGAGAAGGGCATCTTCGAGCCGCTCTGTGGCCCGTACATCTGGAGTGGCCGCCGCCCGGTTGAGGTTGACGGGGCTGCGGAAAAGCCCAAGGGCAGCACCAGAGTCGGGCAGCCAGTTCGTCACCCCACCGACAGCACGCCAACCAGGCAAGAAGCCCAGGACCGCCGCCCCGGTGAGGTCCTTGACAGGCTCCAGGCTGATGGGGTCGAGCTTGCCCCAGCCGATTTCAACACTCCCGGTCGCAGGAGTACCTGCCTCCAACACGACTCGTCCGTTCTGGGCGTAGGCGCTTCCGGTGCCAGTAATGGCGGCATCGAGGCTGGCGGCCACCTGCTCTGGCGTATAGAAGCTCAGCGCCGTGGGGGCGGCCCACTCGTAAGCGGTCCCGTCGATGGCGAAATAGAGGGTCTGCCCCTCCTCGAAGCGGAAGATGTCGCGATTCCGGCTGACGAGTCGGGCCTCCTCCGTGTGCGTCGCCGGAGTGAGGGTCATCTGGATGAAGTAGATGGCCTCGTCGTCTCCGGCCCAGTCCCGGAGGTCGTCGCGACTCAGCATCACTCGGGAGCCGTAAGTGCCTCGCTCCCTCGCGATGTAGGCCTCCCCCTTCTGGACCTTGTAGGGCTTGGAAGGGAGGTCGTCTTCTCGGTCCACCTCTTGGACGGTAGAGACGGCACCCTTCTTCGAGAAGAGCGTCATGTCCCCCACACCGTCGTCAACCCGGCGAAGGCGTCCGGGGTTCTGACTCACGGCGTCGTCACCTCCGGGGCGCACGGAGGCGTCCAGGAGCGGGTATTTGGGGGTGGCCCCGGTGCCATCAGGAGCGTCCAAGACGCCGGACTTCCCCAGCCCCCTGAAGGCATCCGAGAGAGCGAACTCCTCCGGGAGCACGACCTCATCCGGGATGTAGAAGGCCGAGGAGGCGGTCGTTGCGGGCACCCCATTTTCGTCGAGGAGTGGCACGGCCTCCTTGGTGGGTTGGGGCGTCTGGTTGAGCGCCAACCCGTCGTACACCACGTCCTCGCCCAGAAAGTGCTTGTCGAAAAAGGGCGAGGTGGGGTCTGCCTTGGCGAGGTCCGCCGAGCTAAACAGCAGGCGTCCCGTCGAAAGAGACACGAGAACCTCACCCTCGGCGGGAGCCGCTGAGGACAAAAGGGCGCTGTCGGTGGCGACCAGGGTAGGCTGGAGGTAACGCCGGTTGCCGAATCTGAGGAGCGGACGGTCAGCGGGGCCGGGGATGGGTGCAAGGTAGAGCGGCTGCACGTCGGCGCTCCGGAGCTGGCCGACTATCCCGTCTGCCGTCTCGGAGAAGCTCTTGTAGACGAACCAGATGGTCTTGCCCGCGTGCAGCTCGACGAAGCTGGGGTTGAACTCCAGCATCCCGTTGGACTGCCCCATAACCGCCTTGGAGGTCGGGTCCAGGGTGAAGTCGTAGCCGTCCTCGACCTCCCTGTCTGGGCGGACCCTAACGTGAGTCACAGGCTCGCTCTCCACCGCTCCCGGGCTCGTCCCGACCCGGAGCATCGCATAGGCGTCCCGCGTCGAGGTGCCAGGCAAGTAGGCGTTGACAGGCAGATTCGTGACCTTGGGGTCCAGCCGGTATGACTCGTCCGGCAAAAGGCGGCCCACCTCGACCACGCCGGAACCTTTGTAGGGGGCCCAGCGTTGCAGGGTGCCGTCCCACCCAAAGCGCGTCTCGTAGCGGTCGTTCCTCGTCCACCAGAATCTCGCCGGAGCAAGCGTGTAGCGGACCTCCTGGATGCGGTCGCCCCGGTCTTCCGAGAGTCCGCCCCCTAGGGCTGTCAGCACTTGGTCCCCGGAGCCTTGCGGGGTAAAGCCCGTGCGGGTCAGCCGAACAATCCCGGCATCCGGGTCCTGGTCCGTGCTGGTTGGGAGCAATACCATGTAGGGCTTGGTGCCCGCCCTGCCCGAAGCGAGATTGTCCTCGTCCACCCAGCCGTCATCGTCGTAGTCGTCCACGTCCCCGCGTGAGATGACGACAGCAACGATGGAGCCGATAGAGCGCGCGCTGTCGTCCTGGACGATGAGACTGTCCGACCCATCGAAGAAATAGCCATAGCCCGCCGGAACGGGCTCGCCAGGCACGATAGGCGCGGGCGAAGCGTCGGTGACTACCAGCTCCCCTAGTGGGATGGAGCCCGTACCTTCTTCGGTCCACCAGTCCGGGTCGTCTGCCACAGCGAGCTGGGCGGTGTTCGCGGCCCAGACGAGGTACTCGACCGGAGCTGTGCCCGGCGCTTCGAGGATAGCAGCCCTGTACTGGTCCGCCCGTGCGTCCACGAACTCAGGCGACTGCGCCGACAGGTCATAAACTGGCGGCACCACGCGGGCATCCCGGATGACTCCCGTGACCGGCTCACCGGTCGTCTTGGCGTTCGTGGGGGCGACCCTTGGCGGTCGCAGGACCCGTCCGTCAAAGCTGAAGCCCATCAGACCACCGTGCAGGCCGTGAATCCCGTCGCCGGGACGGGCGGAACCGTTGGGGTTCCCACGACAGCGGCCTTACCGCCGCCTGTGAGAATCATGGCAGCGATTCCGTTCGCCAATCCTGTAGCCAGTTGGGGCAAAGCTGGCCCCGCGCCCAACACAGAAGAAAGGGTGCTCATGAGCGTACTCCGTAGCGTCATTGGATCGGCCACCACAATCTTAGACCACTCCGCCCCCACCCCGACGCCCGCAGAGGCCCCAGAGTACCGCGCCGACAGGGAGAATCCAGTGGCCACTCCGACTGCCACGGCAGTTGCGAGACTGGGGGCCAACACCCCTGCCACACCCGCCCCGATAAGACAGGACTGCACCAGCGGAGGCATGGGGGGCACAATTAGCCTGGAGGTCACAGAGGACACCATACCTACACCCGCCACTCCCGTTGCTCTCCCCGCTACAGCCAGGTTGAAGGGTTTCAGGCTGCCCCAGTCGGACACGGCTTCCGCGATGCCCAGGGCCAGCCGGTCATACTGGGGTCCCAACAATGGGTGAGCCCCTGTGACTCGTGCCACTTGTAGCGCGGCAAAGAGGGCTGGAGCGTTTAGTCCCATCAGGGTCCGACCCTGTGGTTGGGGGGTGCCCCCCGCGCATATTCCACAACCTTCTGGCACCATTTAAGGAAGTCCTCATGGGAAAGGTCCGATTTCATTCGCTGGATGCCCTTGTGTACCCACTGAACATTGTCCGGAGTGTACCCCTTAGTGCTGTCGATGCGGTCCAAGGAAGCAGTTGTGGCGCTGAGAGGCTCCCCGATGGCCGGGAAGCGGAGGGGCTCCCCAGTTAAGGCACATCTCTCTCCTTGCTTGTTAAGCAGGGCCACACAGTATTTATGGGTGACGCTAATCTTCAACCCTCTCGACCGTGCCGCCCACAAGATGCGACCCCAGTGCGACCCCGACATCCCCCCCTCGCCTTTCCAATTCCCAGGACGCTTCCCCTTTCTGTGCTTGTTTTGAGCCGCCCGTTCTTGTTGTAGACATCCACAACTTTGGGTGTGTCCGCTCCGCAGATTCTTGGTGAACACCTCCACGTAAGAACCGCAGGCACAAAGGCACTTCCAATACTGCCGCCCTTTCCGTACCGCTGCTCGCTCTAACACTACTAGCCGCCCGAATTTCTTCCCCAACATCGAACGGGCAACGGCCTCTCTCTTCCGCTCACCTTTCAAGCAACCACAACTTTTTGTATGCCCACGCGTGATTTTGGTCAGCGGTCTGTCCATCTCGGTGCCACACTCACACACCACATGCACCCATGTCCCTTTGCGTCCTGGCGGGGCAACGGCCCCCCTCTCTATAGTCAGCTTGCCAAACTTCTGCCCTTCAAGGGATTCACCGGAAGAAGACATGCACGCACCTCCTATGCTGTGGACCGAATATAGGGCCATAAGTGCGTTTCTCCTGAATCCTCTTAGTGAGGGCCCCTTACGGGCCAATGTTAAAGGCTTTAGCCCCTATACCCCAAGTCGCAAAGGGAAGTCCTGTTAGGGGTTCTAGGCTCCCAGAGACCAAAATGGCACCCATATCAGAGCCAAAAATAGGCCCTCCCAGGTAGACACCCGCTCCACCGCGCACGGTGGCCAGGCCCGCTGTCGAAGACATCCGGACCCCTGCGAGCCCCTCCATAGAAGCAAGGCCTGTGGTGGCTTTGAGGGTCACCGTACCCACTGCCGCTGCACCAGAGATGCCGCCCGGCCCCATCTCCAATGTGCTCGTGGTCCCGCGTGCGGACCACGTTCCCAGCCACACATCGAAGGACATATTGCCCACAAGGATGGTGGTGGAATGGCTGCCTAGATTGAATCTTTCTTCACGGTCCCCGAGCGTGTAGAGGACTTTTTCTGCCACGATGCCGGGGTACGCAGGCGAGTAAGTCCTTTCGTGGAGCGGCCCAGACGTGGGTAGGAGCATTTTGGGGCCGGAGTAACTTTCCTGGGCCTTCCCCCCAACAGTCTTGAGAAAGCTGTCGGTCGTGAGAGCCATCTTCTTGACGGCATTCAGCTCCATCTCCTGCTGGGCAGTCATTTGGATGGAAGTTGCGCCGCCGTCGATAGCGTTGCCCTGGAGGAAGACCGTCTCGTTGGCCCGCACCCGTGCGTTCGTTCGAGCCACGATGTCCACAGCAGGCAACGTGCCCGTCTCACCTGTGCTTGCCGCAACTTTGCTTTCGGCCCCCTGCGGCGGCCCACCCCCGTAGATGAGAACCGGACCCTCTCTTGACCGCAGATTGAGGCTGGCCTTGCTCAGGGTCTCGACCACAGTGTGGCCGTCCATAAGGAAGTTCAGCTCACCACCGAGCCCCAGCTTGAGCCCACCATGCAGGAACGCCTCTACAGAAGACTCACCGGGAGGGCCGCCAATGGCGGCCTTGAGCTGCCCCTTCTTGTTGAAGGAAACAAAGCTCTCGGCTCCTCGGCCAGAGGGAGGCAGCAGCCGGAACAACGTAGCGGCGTGCTC